GAGATTTACCACCAGGATAACGAAGAGGTGTCTTGTATGCTTTCATTACAGAATTTCCTGAAGATTGTCAAGAATTTCGGCAGAGGAAATCTTCTTCTCTGCAGGTTTAATATCTTTGGCAAGCATAATATACTCTCCTGGTTGTAGTTTGAACTTAGCAACAGGTGACTTCTCAGTGAAGTAAATACGCTTTTCAACAGTATCCCAGTCTGTAATAGCAATACTCATGGACATCGTATCTACAAGAAGCATATAATCAAATGTCTTATTTACTACCTTACTTTCACCACGAAAGTTCTTCAAGTCAATAGCAGACGTGCTGCCATTCTTATTGAACATCTTAAGCTTTCCTTTCATCTCATAGTTGACACTATCTACAGAAGTAAAGTCAACACCATCTTTGTAGTCACCCACATACTGAAGTTGACCACCACTCCACTTGGCAAAGGACTTTTCCTGTAACCAAGTGCGGATGGTCTTGAAGGCGTTTGATTTCATTTGAGTTGTATTGGTAGAGTTAACGCAACCAAAGAACTCTTCAAGGTTGATCAGACTGATGTCCAGATTCGATTTCATAATCAGGTTCGTTGTATTTCAAAAATTCCCAGAAGGTCAATTTCATTTCCTTCTGGGTCATGCCGCAGTGCTTGGCGGCTGCGGGCAAACTCATTATAGCACGAAATAGTGCCAAATTGGCCTCCTTCACGTTTTGAGGAGTAGTTTTTACCTTTGGTTCAACTAAATTACTCTTGTCAGTTTTTAAAAAATTCATAGGTAGTTCGGTTCATCCGCACGAAGAAGAACACCATCAACCTTGTTGAATAGTTCTTGCATATCACCATGTAATACACGATATCCAGTTCCAACATATAATTGTCCCAGAACAACCGCAACAGTTGCAATGCCCCAAAATACATAATAAAATCGTGACTTCACCTGATGTATTCTGCTGGATACATGGTGATGATGATGCTTTTGACTCTTTTTCATTTGAATTCACACTCCACCATAATTTCGGTTAAACAAGCAAGCATATTTATCTCTTGGTCGGCAACGAATGCTGCCTGATACTGATACTTAGCTAAAACAAGGACCGCAGCAGGAATACTACCAGGGACCAAGGATTCGTAAAGAGAATCATAAATACGACGCAGAAGTACAGTAGTATCATTGTCTAGATTACTAACGATCCACTTTCTTACTTCAGCAAAGTTTTTAGTCTTAAGATTTTTGACTAGTTCATTTACAGCAACATCAGAAAACGTAGTAAGAATACCAGAGTCAATTTTTCCACTAACTGAGTATCGCTGAATCTCATTGAGTACACGACGCCAATCAGGAAAGTGTTTGTTGACAAGTTCTACCAGGACCTTGTTATCATATTCAACACCTTCTGCACCCAGGATTTCTTGGAGACGCTTGAAGAATTGTGCGGCAATAGATTGTCGGTCTTTTCCTTTAATTCCAAATTCAATGACTGCACATCGGGAGTGGAGGGGTTCAAGGATTTTGTTTTTGTAGTTACAGGTAAAGATGAATCTACAATTGCCAGCGAACTCCTCAATAAACGCCCGTAAGCAGAGTTGTACATCATTGGATGTGTTGTCAGCTTCGTCAATGATGATGACTTTGTGTTTAGAATCTGATGTAAGCGATACGGTCGAAGCGAAATTCTTCGCATTGTTTCTGACAGTATCAAGGAATCGTCCCTCATCGGATCCATTGATGACATAAACATCTACTCCAAGTTCATTACAGAGTGCCTTTGCTACTGTTGTTTTGCCAATACCTGGAGGACCAGCAAGTAGCATATTAGGAATCTCTCCCTTATCTAGGAAATCCTGAAACGTCTTCTTTGTAGCAGTAGGCAGAATACACTCAGAAATCGTCTTAGGACGATATTTCTCAACCCAGATGAAGTTGCTCATAATCAAAAAAGTAATTTACTAAAACTAATCGCTAGAAGGAATCCTAGCATAATAACAACATCCCAAGATTTTGTCCTTATAAAGTAAGGAACTGAAATCATATCGGCAATGAAGTGCAGCATAACTCCAAGAGTTATATTGATATGAAGAACAACAAAATATGCAGTAATCACTAGGATACTACCAGTTATTCTCATTGGGACATCAACTTTAGTCATTTCAAAGGTCGAATAAAGATTTCAGATACAATGTCCGTTGCACCCATTGCTTCATACATGTATGTGGCACCGGATCGTGGATTTGTATGATCACCACAAGTGAACACATCACATACTGCCATACCATTCTCTGGCCATGTATGAATACTGATGTGGGACTCAGCAAGAAGTGCTATAGCAGTAACTCCTTGAGGATCAAACTTATGCGATTGAATACCAAGGAGTGTGATCTCTGATAGCGTGGCAGCATTCAGAAGAACATTGCGAATGTGTGCCTCATCATCTAAAAGTCCAAAAGGACAACCCTTCAAAGTAAAGAGTATATGTCTCATCCGAATGTAGAATCAGGTTCTAGAGCGATAAAGTATGTAAGGTTGTACTTAGAGTTAGTAAACTTGGACAAGAGTTTAGATGAGACAATAACATCATAGGCACCAGGGATGATTTTGATATTCTCAATCTTAAAGTTAAAGGTAAACTCTTTATCAGTTTCCCCAACAACAAATTCTTCTGCGTGAGAAGTATCGTTCTTCTTGTCGCGAACAACCAGTTTAACGATACCTGCACCACCAACAACAGACAAGTCAGGAAGTTGTAGAACAGCAGCAGCTTTCAGAACCTGAGAGAGGGTATTACTGTCCAGTTGAAAACAAACATCCTGAGTTGGAAGACTGATTTCTTTTTCGGGAGGAGCAATAATAACGGCAGGATCAGAATAGAAATACTTGCCCCGACGATTGCCTTCACGATAGGCAAGATAACTTTCTTCTTTGAAGTCTAGACCTGGATTTGTATAAGTGCTCAGAATGTTCAGAAGTTGATTCAGATCATATAGAGCAACATCACGAGGGAACTCTTCATCAATTTCTGCTTCAGCAAGAATGTTCTTAGCAACAGAGATAGTGCGGAGTTTATTGCCCTGCTTCACAAGAATAGAGTTGTTAATCCCAGCAAAATTCTTGAGGATAGTGAGGGTATTGTCAGAAAATTTCATAGGTTCGCGTAGTTTCATCACTGAGGGTAAGTTTCACGTTGAGCATTCTTATCGTTAAAATGCATTAGAAGTACAGCATAGTGCAGAATCTTCATAATGTCACGACGGGCAGTTCCTTTCTTGTCGTAACGAGAAGCATATTTGAGGATATTGGATCGGCAGAATGCCTCACCATCACCACATGCTTCAATTAAATCAAGAGTTTGAATTTTATCAGAACCAGCAGAATAATGCTGATCGTATGTTCTAACAATATAGTCAGTTAATTCTTTGAGGATTTCTTGCTCACTATACTTGTATCGTGTGGATTCATTGTTCATAGTGTTTTCAAAAATAGTAATTGTACCCGTATTCAGATTGTGTTCGTCTTCGGGACCGTACATAATATCGTAAAGTAAAGACCAAGAGTTTGTCATTATTATATCAGGACTCAACCTCTTCGTCAATTGGCATCTCAAAGTCAGCATCAACCTTGTCATAGAGTTCAAGGAATGCTTGCTTTGTTTCATCATCAAAACGATTGACACAGACCTGAATTGCCTTTGCCTTATCCTCAAAGATGCTGTATGCCTTCACAATATGGACCAGACGGCGGGTGCTGATGATTTCTTCAATACCACCATCATAGAAGGTCTTTCGGATGATGTCTGCCCAATCTGCAAGTCGCTTACAGAAGTTCTTATCATCACACAGTTTGTTCAGAATCTTGATTTCAGTAGCAGTAGTGGGATATTCCTGCTCAAAGGTCACTGGGAATCTTTCAAGGAAGGCTTCATTGAGCACGTTAGTTCCAATGAATCGTCCGTCGTCTGAACCTTTACCCTTAGTATTTGCGGTTGCGATGACGTTGAAACCTGCAGTGGGGTGTACAAACTTCCCAATTTTCTTGAGAAAGACTCCATTTCCTTCAAGGATACTTTGGAGACAGAGAATTTTATTAGAGGCGAGGTCAACCTCGTCAAGGAGCAAGACAGCACCTCGTTCGAGTGCTTCAATGACTGGGCCATTGTGCCAGACGGTTGCACCATTGACAAGGCGAAAACCGCCGATAAGATCATCTTCATCAGTTTCAATAGTAATGTTTACACGGATAAGTTCCCGTCCGAGTTGGGCACACGCTTGTTCGACAGAAAACGTTTTACCGTTACCCGAAAGACCTGTGATAAACGTAGGGTAAAATACACGGGACTGAATAATTTTTTTAAGGTCGCCAAAATTACCAAACTTGACGAAGGTATCATCTTTTTCTGGGATGAGATTTTGAGCAACAGCAGGCATCGCTGCAGGAGCATTGTAAGACACTTCTAATTCCTGAACGGTCTCTTTAGTCACTTCAAGGTTCCATTTGCCACGACTTACTTTACAACCCTGCCTCTCAAGGCGACGGGTGATACTCTGATAATTACAGTCATTCATAGCACACCATCCCCGGATGTCAGCAGAGGTGACTTCAGGACCATAAGCATTTTGGAGTGAAGTTATGATGGATGAAAGTTGCATGGGGGGGTTCGTTTCAACATAGTAATTATACAAAAAAAGAGGGTCATATAGACCCCCTAGTGGACAGTTATACAAGTGTCACATCACTTGGATTTGCGGAGAGACCTCTTGGTTTCTTTTATAGGAGCGGGTGGTTCCAGTTCAACAACGGGTTCTGGTGCGGGTTCAACAACTGGTGCTGGTGTGGGGGCAGGAGCAGGTGCAGGTGCTTCCGCTGCCTTGCCGCCAATTAAATCTCCAAATCTGCTCATGATCCTTACGTAGTTTTCTATTATTTATTAAGCAACAAGTTCCACAAACTCACCAAGAATTTTCTTGTTCATTTTCTTAGTACGAAGACTTTTGACAAAAGCACTCTTGATTTGCATTTTAGTAGCATCTTCTTTTACCTCAAACTCAGTATCCTGAGACAGAGAGTTTGCGGAGAGAGCAAAATAACTGTGATATCCAGATTTTTTGATGGTGAATGATTTATCTTTACGCCATGAAAGTTCTGCCTTGTCATAGTCATCGTTGAAGACACCACAGTAACGACGAATGAATGCTTTGGCATCTCTAGATTCAATGATACGAATACCGATAAAGTTCATGTCAGGAAAGGTTGTCCTCAAATCTTCCAGTAAAACATCTGTCATCTCATACCACTGATCACCCAGAGAGCGACTAGTACCGGTTTTTCTGTTCCGCAAAAAGCAGTTAGAACCAAGAGAATTGACTCCAATAAAAGGTTCAATCGCATTACGACGGAAGAATTCACGATGATATTTTAGAGGAGCTGCTTCACCATCAGTAAGAATCACACACTGAACCTTTTGAAGTTTGTTTTTACGCTTAAACTCTGGAAGGATTTTATACAGGGAAATCAAGGTCTCATTCAAAGGAGTTCCAGAAAGATTCCAACCAATGGGACTAGGATACATAACCCAATAACGATGAGAGTATGCTACCCTAAAAACATTTTTCATCTGTTTTTCAAGTTCAGAAATACTTGTTTTACTAGTGAAGATGTTCATAAGAGAGAACCACTCTGGAATGGAAATCAATCCATCTTGAGGAGTATATGAACGCTCACGAACATATGATCCACCATATTCATTATGATTGAGTAGAGGATAATCACTGGTAAATGCATAAACATCAAAAGGAATAGACACCTTTTTACAGAACCACATCAAGTTGTAAAGTTGCTTGAGTGTGTCAATTAAGACGTTGTTCATAGAAGCAGACCAGTCAAGAATGAACACCAACCCATGGTTTTTTCCATCAGCAAGCGTAGTAACCTTCCTGAAAAGATCTTCACTATATTTGTAAGTATGAAGTTTAGAACAGTCCAGAACACCTGTGCGAGAGGTCGTAGCACGAGCATACGAGTCTGCTGCCTTCTTACATTCAAACTCTTTGACCAGATAGTTGACTTCTTTCTGAGCAGACTTTTTGAACTCTAGATATTGAGTATCAATAACATCAAACGCATCACTTTTCTCATATTCATCCCAAACTTCAGAGCACTTTCCATGAACTTCAGCGTTAGAAACAACGACCTTACTCAAGTTCATGTTAGGAATCTCCACATATACATTCTCTAAACCCTGATTATCAACAAGATCTTTTAAGGCATCTTCAAGTGCTTCCATAGTCTTGACTTCAACATTATCGTCATTTTCTTCCGATCCAGTCTCCTCTTCATCTTGTGTATCTTCAGAATCCTGCTGTTGAGAAGGTGCTGATTGATTATCATTCTCCACCTCCTCAGTTTGTTCCTCAGTTTCTTCAGACTGACCCTGAGGTTGAATTTCTTGATTCTGTTCTTGCTTCTGTTCCTGCTCACAGAACTTCTGAATCATTTCAGAAACATCAAGAACTTCTTCAAATGTTTCACAATCACCAACTTTCTTGACCAGTTCTACCTCTTCTTCCGTAAAGGGAACAACCTCAAAACTACCAATCTTGTAATAGAGATTGATTTTATCAGCAAGATTATAAGAGTTCAAGTCATCATCACCAATATCAAAAAAATCCTGATCAGATAGTTCCTTATATCCACGATAGAACGACTTAGAGATACCAGCATAACGACGCTTCATCAACTTCTCAATACGAGCATCCTCAACAACATTTACAATCTGAGGGTTGATTCGCCTATCTTTAATCCAATTAATATCAGGCGTGTAGAGGGCGTGACCGACCTCATGACCTACCAACATGTCATAGACCATTCCACTTGCCTTCTCCCACATAGGGAGCGTCAGGACGCGACTATGGACGTTAAAGCAGGCGGTCTCCACTTTCTTGTGCTCAACTATCAGATCCTCAGTGGCAAGCAACTTGGCAAGTTGAGACTTGATTTCGTGGCGAACGGTCATGGGTCTAATACGTATGGAGATATTATACAAAAAAAGGAGGTCCGAAGACCTCCTCATGGACAGTTTGGAAACTGGTCACTTCTTTCTTTTGGCAAGGTACTTATCAAGTGCTGAACTAGTAGGTTTAGTAACTGTACCGTCTTTCAAACCTCTATCAATATCATACTGTCTGTTCAACGCTTGTTGATCGGCAGTCAATTTAGATCTAGCACCATAGGCACGTTCTTGTGCTGTAGGAGGTTTTGGTGCTGTAGGAGGTTTTGGTGCTGCTGCTACTCTCCTTCTCTGAGCTTCTGCTTTAGCAAGTTCTTGCTTTTGGGCATTGGCGGCAGCAGATTTTACACCTGTTGCTTGAGGTTTTGGTTGAGATGCTGCTTGGGTTTCTGCACTCTGCTGCTGTAACTTACTTCTTTGTTGAATACCTTTGACAATTTCTGGTGTTAAATTTGGACCAGCCTTTCCGTAAAGTTCTGGGTTGACTTGTCTAGCTCTATTTCCTTTTCCAGTAAGATCAAGTAAAGTCCTGGCAAGCGCATTTCCACCCTCTCTAGCGACTGGTTCTAACATCTTCTCAGCACCAATCTCAGCGGCAACTGCTATAGGACCTTTAGCAAGACCTTTCAGGTTTTTTACAAGACTAGCACCTCTTGATAATGTAGAAACCGATGAAGGTGAAAGTTTTGGTGTAGTAGGAACGGAGGATACTGGTGTTCTTGGAGTTGTAGGCGTTGAAACTTTAAAATTAGGTGCTGGAGTTTGACCACCTGGTCTCAATGAAGGTGTAGTAGCAGAAGTTGGTGGATTTACAGCACCAGCACCAAACTGTGGTTTTGGTGCTGCACCAAGATCTTTCATTGTAGGGACATTTCTAGATCCCAGTAATCCCCCAGTCTGAGGTGGTGTTTTAATCGTTGAAGGATTTGGTTTTTGTTTAGTAGCATCATATGCACCACTCTTGTCTCCAGGAAAAGATAAATTTCCCGATCTTAAAGATCCAGTAACTGCTCCACCAGTAGCACCAGGAATTCTAGTTGCTCGTCTTGGTTGCTCCTGAATGTTTTGATATGCTTCAGAAATATTTCTCAGGTCTTTGGAGTTCATTCCCAGATACACTTTTTAGGTATTTAGGAAACTACCTTACTGAACCCTTTGATCTTATCAAATTTGACTACATTCTCAAATTTGTCAAGCATGTCTACCTTATGGGAGATTACGAATATGTTTGCGTCCTTGATAACATAACGAATAATCTTTAGAAACTCATCAGTTCCAAAACCATCAAGAGATGAGTCAAACACCTCATCCATAATCAACAGGTTAGTGTTAGCAGAGTTTTTGACACGCGCCACCTCACGCCAGGTGAAGAGTAGGGCAAGGTCTATTCTCATCTTTTCACCCTCACTAAAAGAACTATAAGAAAAGTCTTCGTGGATAGGGGACTTGATAGACTCGCTGAATTCTTCGTTCAGATGGAAATTAATATAAAAATCCATCATCTGAAGATAACGATTAACCTGTTGATTGATGAAAGGGAGATACTTCTTGATAATTTTTGTTTTTACGCCATCATCTTTTAAAAGGGAATAGGCAAAATCGTGATAGATGATTTCTTGTTTTTTGTCTACTAATTCTTCAATTGTATTGTGGAGATTAGTTTTAAACTCTTCTAACTTCTCATGTTCAGTATTTTTGTTC